TTCCAGTCCAATCTCTACTGCTAGGGTCACCAGTTGTAGTGCTTAGTGGAGAATTTCCAGTAGGTGCAACACCAAAGAAGAGTTGATTATTGATAATATTGTAGTTGCCGTCATATTTTGTAATTGATGCTCCAGTTGTGTGTATAGCAACAGTTGAACCAAAATCACCTCTAGATACGGAAACTTTTATTGTATTTCCAATACCAATAGTCTTAAGAATCATATATTCATTATCAATTTTAATCACATCTCCTGATGTAAATGAGGTTACTCCAGTAGTGTTGAATACAAGATCAAAGACAATATCTTGATCCAATGTTGTAGTGATATTTGTAATAGCAAGCGGAGACTGAATCATATTGTCAATTGCAAGCAATGCTTTAGTATTCTGATTTGTAGAGTTAAACGCATGAGATGCGCCAGCTCCTACAGCACTTATTCCGACAGGAACGGGTGGCACACTTAAAGCATTTTCTGCAGATGTTGCTAATTGAATTGCTGCTTCATCTACTTTAATAACAAAAAGTTCAGTGTTAGGTAATTTAGTTGTAGCACCAATACTTGGGAATGTCGTATTATCAATGACGATTGCCATTGTTGTGCCTGTGCCAGGATGTGAATACTCAATCGATTCTCCACCTACAAAATAATGATTTGGAATAATTACCTTATTATTAGACACATCGACAGTTGCTGCTGATGAACCGTTAAACACTCTTCTAAAAATATCAAGTCCATCATGTTTTAGATCAAATTTCGTCTTAAGATCTAATTTAGTGCCCTCATAATCTTTATGATCAGTTTTGATGACCGTACTAAACATATCAATTTCATCAATTCTGGTATTATCATCATATATTCTCATTTCTGTGAAATAAGTCCTAACATCGACGTTTATATTAGGTTCGGGTGTATATACAATTTGAAGTCCACTAGTTGAAGCAGCAACACCTACTGTTCCAATCGTGCCTCCGGTATTAATATTGCCCCATTCAACATAAACATCATTTGTGCTAGAGTTTAGTGCTGCAAACTCAAGAATTTCATACTTATTGTTTGTATTGTCTTCAATACTCATAAAGTAGTAAGCTGACTCTGAGGGGTCTTCATAAGATGCCACTACATTAGCAGTAGGAGATCCAGAAGAGGCAATAGTAGAGTAACTAGAACCAACTCTAGTAACATCTAACAATGTATTAGATGCTGTAGTCCCTGCATCAGAAATAGCAATTATGCTCGCGGTACAGGTCATAGCGAGTGCAACATTTGGGAAGAACTTAACAATAATATTTCCACCAGAAAGTCTGGCATCAAAAGTTCCAAAACCAACTCCAGTTAACCCTTCATTTTCATCAATTGAACCAAGTTCAAGTTGATATACATCAGTTCCATCGTGGACTAAATTTAACTCAGAAGCAAACATTTTGTTGTCAGATGCTTCAAAGTTAGCCATAACTTTTGCTGATCTATATGTTGCTCCAATGGAAATAATATCAGTATTGGTTGATGCTAGAACGTTAGTGATTTTTGATTTTGTAAAAGCAACGTCACCAAAACCTTTAGAACCCTCAGTGGACACTCCGGTCAAAATAGCAAAGTTTGTGGTTGAAACATCATAAGTATTAAATTCAAACTTTGTAGGATAGAATAATAATCTCCAACCATCAGTTCCTGAACCATAATCGTAATATCCAAGATTTGGATATGATTCGATAGATGCAAACTGATTAATGTAACCTATATTGTTATCCTGAAGACAAGAAACAATTGCAAACTGTCTCTCATCTGTAAAAATTCTATCTCTTACATGGGTAATGAGTTTATTGTACTTAAAATCATTTCCAAATACTGAAATAACCTCAAAAGGAGTTGTTCTTTCATTACTATTAAACTGAGGACTAAGATCATCTATGCTCAGAACTCTATTTCCTACTGACTGGAAATAATCAGCAAGAAATATAGTATCAAATACGATTTCATCAGATACATCAACATTGCCCAATCTCTTAGTTCTTTCAATTGCACTATCAAAATCATAGTAACAATTTAGATCCGCAGAACTAGTAATATCAACTATGGTTTCAATATTGGAATCTGGAGTTGAAACTGTTAATTTGAGATCATTATTACGTTCTCCGCTGAAAATCTGCAAATCTGCATATTTTTTAAATCCAGAGGTATGTACTAACGAACTTACTGGATCACTCCAAGTATCAAAATCAATTTCAGAACTAATTGAATATGATAGATTTTGATAATATTCATTATCAGGAAGTCTTTGAAGATTGTCGTTTAGAAATCCGGTATTCTTTTGCCATCCTCTAGTAATTGTTGTACCAGTTCCTATATTGATTTCTGCATCAAATACTGTTATAGATTCGATACTACCTTCAGCACCAGAGGTTGCCCCTCTAATAATGTCACCAGGTTGTGCAACTCCATTTATCTTTGCTTTGAGAATCTCAATATTGTCATTATAACTATCAACTCTTCCTTTATACGAAGGACCTTCAAATCTTTCTCCTTTAAGAAAATTATTTTTTCTAATCTGAGTGTCAAAGATTGGAAAGTTAACTTTAGGAATGACTCTACCTAGAGAATCCTTACTATAGTTTCCTGGATATCCTGTTCCGACGTATTGATCTAGATTATACTCCACCCATGCTCCAGATCCACCTGCAGCAGTATTAACACCAGATACTGGGAATAGTGTATAGTTGTAATCTTTTGAGTTAAATCCAGAACCAGTAGATCCAACCCCAACACTTATATTTTCAACTAATATGGACTTACTAACTTCAAACGGAAAATCTCCTCCAGAGAATTGATGAGAAAGAAAGAGTCTTACAATTTTAGTTGAGTTATTGTATGTGATTGATGATATACTAAATCCGTTTGAGTTATTAACGGGAAGAATAGTAGGAGGGACATTATATAAGGAGGAAGTATTCTTAAGAATTTTTACCTGAGTATCTCCTAAATTATATTTAAGATCGGTATTGACAATTTTATTACTAACTCCATCAATAACAATCAGATCAGGTGATACAAGATAGTTTATTCCTGAAGATGTGATACCGATTGATTGGAATGATGAAAGTGGGGAAAGTTTAATAACTTCAGGAACCCCTGCTAAAACTCTTAGAGTTGAATCAGTGGGGAAATCATAACCAATATTAGTTGAGTTAAATTCTGATTTTAAGAGTTTTCCAATATTATTACTATCTGGTTCTAAGTATGCTCCAGTTCCAAATCCACTTCTTATAGAAGATATAGATGGGATAGTTTTGTATCCAGAACCGGGATCTAAAATTTTAACTTTTGATATTGCGCCTTGAGCAGTTTTTGATGTTGTCTCATAGGATGCATTGCAATTAGTTGATCCAAATGATATAATATTTGGTGCTGACGCAATATTAAATGTAAAGGTTGTAGATCCTATACTTGCAATGTCTCTTGGACCATCTAATTTTGTTCTTACAACATTTATTTCATTAAAAGCATAAGCATCATTATCTACTATAATCGTGCTTTTACTGGTTGTAATGATTGATTTTTGAGTTGGTTCAAAATTATACCAAAGGACTGATGGAACTTGATTAGTAAAGTTGATTGAAAGACTGGCATCAGAATCAATCCCCATTTTTCCATTAGTTGATATCTCAAATTGCTCACTACTTCCTGAGGTAAGAAATCTGTTGTTGAATTGAAGATCTGTAAAAATCTTCAATTCAAAGGCAGAATAAGATACCCCATTTGATATGAATGAAAGTGACGGATCAGAAAGGTCAAATTTTAAAATATTATTTCTACTTACCTCTATAAATGGATTGATTCTAGATAGAGTTCCATCAGAAGTTGAGTTTATATCTACAAATTTAGGATTAAGAGATTTAAGTTCATTTTTCTCACCTAAAAGTTTAATCTTATTGGAAGTATAGATGTAAACATAATACATTCCATTATCTGTAAGACCACTTGCTGGAGAGGAAGCAGTATATATTACTTTATCCCCAGTTTTAAATGGAATACTTGAGAATTTAATTGAATTCTCGTCAACATCTATGTCAGCAGCAATAAAGTCTGTAGGATCAAATACGATTCTTCTATTATAGTCACTATACTTAACAACAACATCAATCTGATTGGTAGGTCTAAGATCAAAGAATATCTTGTTCTTATATGCAAGACCATGAGTGCCTGCTGTAGATACTGTAACTATGTTCTTAGATACATTACCCTTTACAACATTGACCTTATCGGTATGGAAACTGTGATTGGTTCCAGTTCCTATTCCTGTAAAATATAAAAGACTAGTTGAAGTGTTTACACCAACATATGTCCCAGTTGAACCTAATCCTACTTTATTGGAACTAACTCCAACATACCTATTATTAAGTGGAACGGCGTACAACTTATTATATGAAGATAAGTTAGTATATGCTACTCCTACTAATCCACTCCATACTTGAATAGATGTTCCATCATTTGGATTGTATTTGATTATTTCATTTATTTTTAGACCGTGATTTGGAAGATAGATGTTCCTTGGTTCGACAAATATCTGAGTGATTCCTGCTCCAGGATTTACGATTGATAAAGTATTACCAATACCTACTGTTCCTACACCAATAGATTCTGAGGGTTCAAAATATATTTTCTTATTAAGTGTTAATGTTTGAGTAGTTTTAGCCAAACCAACTTTAATAGCAAATCTTCTTGAATCGTCTTCAATTAAACTAGAAACAGTATGTGCAATAGCAACTGTACTGTTAACTGCTCTCTCTACTCTCAATCTGCCGGGTTCAATTTTAAGAACTT